CAAGCGTTACGGCAAACTAGACTAGAAATAACAGCAGCATCATCATGCCTGGCAAGTACAAAGGCCCTAAAAAGCCGATGAAGCCGATGCCCAAGAAAAAAGGCGGTAAGAAAAAATGAAACGCGGTGATCGTGTTAGCTGGGTGTATCAAGGCAAGCGCACCTACGGTGTCGTGACCAGCATTGCTGGTGAACGCGCCATGATTAAAGGACCAACTGGTGGCAACATCACGCGTGTTGGCAGTAAGGATGATCCTGTGATTCGGATCAAATCTGAATCCACTGGCAACCCAGTGCTCAAGCGTGAATCACAGCTTCGCAAAGCACCGAAACGCAAATGAGCATCACCTATCGCGGCGAAACTTTTTCTGGGTACAACAAACCCAAGCGGACGCCAAACCATCCGAAGAAATCGCACGCGGTACTCGCAAAAGAAGGCGATAAGGTCAAGCTGATTCGTTTTGGTCAACAAGGCGTATCAGGTTCACCACGTCGTCAGGGTGAATCAAAAGCTGCAAAAGCACGTCGTGCATCATTCAAAGCACGCCACGCAAAAAATATCGCCAAGGGCAAGATGTCTGCAGCTTTTTGGGCAAATAAGGAGAAGTGGTGATAACATTTGACTGAAAACTTACCCTACGGGTTTTTCATGTCTGACGAGCAAAATCAACAGGTTACGCCTGTTGAAACGCAAAACAACGGCGAGATTGACGCACTAAAAAACAGCATCGAAGCTCTTGAACGCAAAAATCATGAGTTAATCGGGAAGCTGAAAAAAGCAAAGTCCATTCCCGAGGATGTTGATGTCCAAGAACTGCTGGACTTCAAGCGACAAGCCGAGCAATCAAAGCTTGAATCCGAAGGTAAATACACCGAAGCGCGACAAGCTTTGGAGCAACAGTTCCGTGAGGCGTCGGCGGAAAAGGACAAGCGCATTCAAGAACTTGAAGCACGAGTCCGAGAACTAGAGCTGATCAGCCCTGCAGTTTCTGCCCTGGCAGATATTGTGCATGATCCTGATCTAGTGCTGAAGACTAAGTTGTCTGCTGACAAAATTCAGCGCGAAGCCGATGGCACTGTTGTTGTCGTCGATGGCTACGAACGCAGACCTGTTGCAGATTGGGCTAAAGCATCATTGCCTGAGTGGATGCAGAAAGCACCGAAGCCGCAAGGTTCTGGTGCACCATCAGGTCGCAGCACTGGTGAAATTCCAGCAGGCATGAAGAATCCATTCACGAAGGAAAACTTCAACCTGACTGAGCAATCACGTCTATTTAAGACTGATCGTGATTTGTACGATCGAATGAAAGCTGCGGCTGCACGTTAATATAAACGTGAGGCAAAGCTACGCGGAGCCATTCTGGGTTACGCCCACACCGTAAACAACTTTTGAGGATTTTTAGTCATGGCGACTCTTCGCTCTGACATCATCATCCCCGAGGTATTTACGCCTTACGTCATCGAGCAGACCACTCAGCGTGATGCCTTTTTGGCTTCCGGTGTGGTGCAGCCGATGGCTGAGCTGAATGCCACCGAGGGCGGTGATTTTGTCAATGTTCCCTTCTGGAAAGCAAATCTTTCCGGTGACTTTGAAGTTCTGTCTGACAGCTCTTCACTGACTCCTGGCAAGATCACTGCTGACAAGCAAATTGGCGTAATTTTGCACAGAGGGCGTGCGTTTGAGGCACGAGATCTTGCGGCTTTGGCCGCTGGGAGTGATCCTATGGCTGCCATTGGTGCCAAGATCGCTGATTACGTTGCTAACCAGCGTCAAAAGGATCTGCTGTCTTGCCTCGGCGGTATCTTCGGTGCTGTTGGTACTGACAACGCTTCTGCTTCTTTCCAAGCACTCACCATTGATGGTGGTGGATCTGGTGAGACTGCACTATCTCCGCGTCACGTTGCTGAAGCCCGTGCAAAACTGGGTGATCAAGGCGACAAGCTTTCTGCCATTTGTATGCACAGCAATGTGTACTACGACTTGGTTGAGCGTCGTGCCATTGATTTCATCTACGACAACACTGGCGCTGCTGACTCTGACGCAACTCAGGGTTCGACTGCAAACGCATTCGGCAACGTTTCCGTTCCGACCTTCATGGGTCTGCGCGTAATCGTTTCTGATGATGTGCAGCAAAGCGGTTCTTCTCCTAACAAGAAGTTTGCCGTTTACTTCTTCACCGAAGGTGCTGTTGCCTCTGGCGAACAGCTTGCACTGCAGACTGAAACCGATCGTGACATCCTCGCCAAGAGCGATGCAATGTCCATCGACCTTCACTACTGCTATCACCCTGTTGGTGCTAAATGGGGCGTGACTACCACGAACCCAACTCGCGCACAACTGGAAACCATCGGCAACTGGTCGAAGGTGTACGAAACCAAGAACATTGGTATCGTGCGTGCAACTGTCACTTCTAACTTCGATTGAGGAGGTAACTAATCATGGCTTCTTCTTTTGAGGTTTCTGCGGGTAAGGCAATCGGATACGTTTCCGGTGGTGCTGTTACCCAAGCTGATACCAGCGGCAAAGCTACTGGTGTCACCCTGAATCAGCCCTGCGGTCAAATCACAATGGACGATGCTGCACTTGCAGCTGCTGCCGAAGTGACTTTCACCGTGACTAACAGTGAAGTTGCTGCCACTGATGTGGTAATTGCTTCTATCGCCTCTGGCGGTACTTCTGGGTCCTATACCCTGACGGTTGGCGCTGTTGCTGCTGGATCTTTCGATCTCAGTCTTGGCAACGTGAGCACTGGTTCACTTGGTGAAGCAGTTGTGATCAACTACGCTGTCATCAAAGCTTCTGCTTCCTGATGGGTTTATTCGCTTTCCGGCGAATGCGTGATCGTGAGGCTACTGCTTCGGCAGTGGCCTCTTTTTCTAATGCTGAGCCTAAAATCACAACAGAGCCAAAGCCAAAAAGGCGAAGGACAGTAAAGCCCAAGCCGGAGAAACCTGATGGCAATCACACTTGATGCAACGGTTGGCGGGGCAAGTGCCAACACTTATTTGACGCTTAGTGATGCCAACGACATCGTCGATGGCTTGGTTGAAGATTCTGACGTGACTGCATGGGCTTCAGCCACTGATGATCAAAAGAATCGTGCGCTTTACACTGCAGCGCAGCGTCTTGACCGTGAACGTTATTTAGGCGCAAGGGTTACTGATACGCAAGCATTGCAATGGCCGCGCACTGGTGTTCGCAAGCCTGACACGTATATCAACACCTATGCCGTTGGGTTTCCGTTCAGGATTACGACTGATTATTTCACTGATACGGAGATTCCTGATCAGGTCAAGAAAGCGCAAGCAATCCTTGCAGTGTACCTGAACAACAACAAAGACGGTATTGGCCTTAGCGGCTTAGAAGACTACAAGAACGTGCAGGTTGGCCCTATCAACGTGACGCCTGACAAGTCTGGTGCTGTTGGTGCAGATCGTATTCCACCAATCATTGAGCGTTATTTGACAGGGCTTAGAATAAGTGGACCAGGCAACATTGCTGTAAAACGGAGCTGATTATGGGTTATGACTACCCCGGCGCTGAATACATCAGCGACACTGCTGCACACACTGGACGCTTTGGCAAAGTAGTTGCCCTTGAAGATTCAGTGATTGCAACTTTGGCTGCTGAAGACATCACTGGCAATGCCTTGACTGCAGTTGTGCTGAAAGCCGATTGCGAGGTCTGCGGAGTGATTACAAGTGTCACCCTGACCTCTGGTTCCGTTATTGCTTACAAGCTATGAGCTGCTCTTGCGTTGGTTATCACCACAACAACCCGCATTTCATAAGCGACACAGCTACTCACACTGGTCGTTTTTGGAAAATTGTCTCCCTTGAGGATTCTGAGTTTCATACGCTTGTGGGTGAAAATTTCACAGGCAACGCTTTGACGACGATTGTTTTTAAGTCAACCGCTGAGATTCACGGAATTTTTACAAGCATTAAACTTAACGGGGGAGCTGTCGTTGCGTACCGCATTTAATGGCATTAGCTGATTCGCTGCGTAAGGTTGCCAACAAGGCCATCACCAAGTTTGGCGGTGATGTCACGATTCAGTTTGTCACGACAGGTGACTATGACACCACGACTGGCACAGTGCCTAGTCATGCCATTGGCTTAGAAAATATCACCATCAAAGGTGTGCTGGAGGATGTAAATTCGTCTGAGGTTAATGACCTTGTGAGAGGTGATGACAAAAAGCTAACGGTTGCAGCATCTGCATTGTCTGCTGCACCAGGAGTTGATGATAGGGTGCTGATTAACGACGTGACGCATCAAGTTGTGCGTGTTGAAACTATTGAGCAAGCTAACCAGGCGATTGTATATCAGTTATTTTTGAGGGCTTGATAATGGCAAAAGAAATCAAGCTAGCAAAGATTGCTGATTATATGGAAGGGCAAATTGAGCAATTACTGCGTGTTACGGTACTTGAAACTGACTCAAAATTAAAGGAAGGCAGTCCTGTTGATACTGGCAGATTCCGCGTTAGTTGGCAGGTTGGTGAGAATGCAAACAACAGCACACCTGCACCGCCAGGTGATTACAAGGGAACGCCAACACCATTGAAAGGATCAAATTACAATGCCGGGCAAGAAAAACTAGGCAATTATTACAGCATTCACAACAATTTGCCGTATGCAGAACCACTGGCAAATGGTCACAGCCCACAAGCTAATGCAGGTTGGGTTGATCTTATCGGCAAACAAATGCAAGCCTATGTACGATCACAATATGAAAAAATCAAGAGGCAAGGGTAATGGCAGCAGCAGATCTAAACAGTATTCGTGCAACGATTGAAGCAAGGCTTGCCACAGAGCTTGCATCATCACCTGCAATCCCCGTTGTATTTAATAATGTTTCTTATTCTCCAACGCCTAATTCATCATGGGTCCAATGTCTGTTTAACTTTGGCGCTAATGAATACTTAAGTCAGGGATTAACATCTGATTCTCAAAATCGCATTGTTGGTATTATTGTCATCAATATCTTCACGCCTGCTGGCGTTGGTGCTGGCGCAAACTACACAATAGGCAAGCGGATTCGTGATCTCTATAATCGAGTCATAGTGTCGGGGGTTTTCTTCGATGCGCCAATCGGTCCCGAAGTGGTGTCCGCATCACCTGAGGGCTATTTCCAAACACAGGTCCGTGTGACCTTTGAATTCATCGAGGAACTCTGACCATGGCTACCATTCGCGGCGAGTCTGGATCTGTTCAGTTTGAAACTGGTTCAGGCAGTCTTGCAACTGTTGTCGGCACTCGTAGCTGGAGTTTGACAGTCACCAAGGAAACCTTGGATACGACTGTGCATGGCAACACTTTTCGTCAATTTGTTGGCAGCCTGATTAGTGGTTCTGGCACAGTTGAGTTGGTGTATGACCCTGACGCCACTGGACAAGCTGGTTTGATCGAAGACATAATCAAAACCGGCGACTCTGCTGATGCGTCGTTTGAGCTGTTCACGACTGGATCTTCGGCTGGCACAGATTCTGTCGCTTTTGGCGGAATCATCACTGACATGGAAATTACTTCTACCGTTGGTGAGCTGGTTATTGTGTCTTGCAGCTTCATTACCAGCAGCACTATCACTTCCAATCTGGAGTAAAAAGGCTATAGTTTAAGTGACAAATAAGTCGCTTAAATGCCTGCTTCAAATCGCACCGTTGATCTGCTGGTTGGGGCGTTTGACCTCAACCAGCGACGGAAGTTTGAACTGAATAACGCAGACGGCAAAAAGGTTGTTGATCTGTACTTCAAGCCGATCACACGCGCAGACCGTAAAAAGGCGCAAAACTTGGCTGGCACTGACGAAGCGTTAGACATCAGCACGCAGATGCTGTGTCAAATGGCAGAGCTGGAGGATGGCAGCAAAGCGTTTGCGGCTGCTGATGCGGCAAAGCTGCAGCGGCAGTTGCCTGAATCTGTATTGAATGAGCTTGAGCTGTTCTTGTTTGGTCTTGGTGAAGAGACCGAGATGGAGGAAGCAAAAAACGACTGAAGCAGGACAGTTGGACTCTGTTTGAGTTTCATCTGGCCTGCGAGTTAGGCATGACCGTAAGCAGGCTTCGCACGGAATTAACCGATGCGGAGCTTGTACATTTTGCTGCTTACTACGAAATCAAGAGAGAGGAAGAAGAAAAAGCAATGGATCGCGCAAAACGACAGCGGCGGTAGGATAAAAGCATTGCTGGGCAGCCGTGGCAAGGTCATCTGTTGAGCTTATTGTTGATGCCTCCAAGGCGATCAATCCGCTCAAGCGTGTCACGGCTGAAACAAAAAAGCTTGAGGGCGCTACTCGTGATGCAAATGGTCGTCTAAGAGATAGTAGAGGTAGGTTTATTGCCGTTGGAAAATCAGCAACGCAAGCATCTAAAGGTGTAAACAAGCTCTCAGGGGCTATCCGTGGTTTAGCCGCTGGTTTTGGGGCTTTTCAAGCAGGTAAGTTCGTCATCTTTAAGACGGCAGAACTTGAGAGGCAGACAAAGAGCCTTGAGGTTTTGACTGGATCACTAGGCAACGCTCGCAACATCATTAGCGAACTGCAGCAGTTTGGCGCAGTAACGCCGTTTACGAGCACAGAACTAATTGAGACGGCAAAACGTTTGAAGGCGTTTGGGTTTGAGACTGAGCAAGTTGTTGATGTCACTAAACGTCTAGCAGATGTTGCTGGTGCAACCGGCGCTGACCTTGGTGGCATCGCGACAGCGTTTGGTCAGATTCAAGCAAAAGGCCGATTGCAGGGCGAGGAGCTGTTGCAGCTGCAAGAGCGTGGCGTGAGCCTCCAAGACGAGTTGCAGAAGATGTATGGCTTGACTGCAGACGAGTTCCGTAAAGCCTTAGAAAGCGGGCGGATTAGTGCTGATGCTGTAAATCTTGCCCTGCGGAACATTACAGAAACAGGCGGCAAGTATGCCAATGGTGCAATCGCTCAGTCTGACACGCTTGCAGGCAAGTTCAGCACTTTGGTTGATCAAATTGAGCGTGTTGCGCGAACTATTGGCGAAGTGTTGACGCCCGCATTGAAGGGCGCTTTGTCATTTGCGATCCAAACTGTTGATCGTATCAATCAAGCTTTTGCGGCGGCATCAATTAGTGAGCAGCAAAAACAGGCCTTTAAGTTAGAAGCCGAGCAAGAGGTGATGCGTTTCGCTGGCCCTATGCCAGGAGGAGCATTTGGTGCTGGCGAAGTTGTTGTAAGGCATCTTGGCAAGACATATAAGGGGTCGGCTTCGTCGGTTGTTTCTCAGATCACGAATGATTTGATCAATCAAGAAGTGCAGCGCAGAGTCACAGATGCAAGAGGCCCAGGCTTTACGCCTACAGTTATGACTGATCCGCCTGCGTTGCTTGACCGTACTAGCTCTACCGGCGGCGGCAAAGATCCTGCAAAGGCTGCTAAAGAAATAGCAAAAGCGTCTGCTGAAAGAGTCCGTTCACTCAAGCAACAAACTTTGCTGGCTGCTGCTTTGACAAGCGAAGAACGAAGACAGTTTGAACAGCAGATTCAAATTGCAGACATCCTTGAGAATGCAAAAGGCTTAACAGATGATCAACTCAAAGCTGAGCTTCAGGCAACGATTGCTTTGCATGAACAGGAGAATGCCACAGCAGCTATTAATAGGGCCAATGAGCAAAGACGGAAAGACGAGAACGATATGGCGAAAAAGTTAAAAGAGCAGCAAAACACGATTACTGAGCTGGACAGAATGTATGAATCAATCGGCCAATCTATTTCTACTGGCGTCGTTGATGCTTTATCTGCTGCTGTTGATGGCACTAAGGCGCTTGCTGATGTTGCTGCAGACACGCTGCGAAACATTGCAAATATCCTGCTGCAGTTTGGCGTCAACACTGCGCTAGGCGGTATCCCTGGAATGTCTGCTTTCTTTGGTGGGGGCAAGGCCAAAGGCGGCACCGTAACTGGTGGTCGTTCTTACATGGTGGGTGAAAAAGGCCCTGAGCTGTTTACGCCTGGTCGTACTGGCAGCATTGCACCATCAGGCAGCTTCGGTGGAGCTAACGTTGTTGTAAATGTCGATGCTTCTGGAACGCAGGCACAAGGCGATCAGCCAAACGCAAAGGCACTTGGTGCTGCTATTGGTGCAGCTGTGCAAGCTGAGTTGGTTAAGCAAAAACGTCCTGGAGGCTTACTAAGCTAATGGCTACCTTTCCTTCAATCAACCCGACTTATGGCGTACAAAAACGCAGTGCGCCTCGTGTGCGTGCAATTCAGTTTGGTAGTGGCTACCAGCAACGTGCGCAGTTTGGGATACAGCAGAACCCAAAGGTCTATGACCTGACCTTTGAAGTGTCAGAGACTGACGCTGACACAATCGAAGCATTTCTGGATGCACGCGCTGCAGTTGAAAGTTTTAACTTCACACCACCAGGCGAAGGTAGCAGCAGCAAGTTTATTTGTCGTGAATGGTCTAAGTCAATTCCGTATTTGAACCGGGCTACTGTTACGGCTACGTTTGAGCAAGTCTTCGAGACCTGATGGCTTATCCGTATTACAACGTTGACGGCACCAAGTCTATTCACGCTTGGCAGGCAAACAGAGAGTATGCGATTGGTGATGTAGTTCGTGCTAATCCATCAAAGGGCAACACCCTTGCCTTTAAGTGCATCGAATTACGTGCTGTTGCCCCTGGCGAGAAACCTAAATCAGATACTGAAGAATTTTATGCAACCTTCCCAGAAAACGAGCCATCGTTTCCGTTCAAGATTACGCAAACACTTGAAGATGGAGATATTACTTGGGAAGCGTTTGAGCCGTTAGCGGAAGAGCTGCTGCGCCTTGCGCCAACTGCGATTATTGACCTGTTTGAGATTCAGCTAACTGAAGCTGTTAATGGTGTAAATGATATTTTGCATTATCACCCTGGCAAGAACGGCTTAACGGAAGACATCAAGTTTGGCGGTCAAAACTACCCTGCGGTTCCTGTAGAGATCGACGGTTTTGAATTTTCCGCGAAAGGAACGCTACCACGTCCAACGCTTCGAGTCGCCAACGTTAATAATGCAATTACTAGCTTGATGCTGCTATACAACCCACTGGCGGCAGAGGTTAGACGCATCCGCACGTTTGCCAAATTTATCGACACAACAAACTTCAATGAGGACGTTGGGTTTACTCGTGAGTCGGATGTAGAAGATTTTTTGATTACGCAAGATGGGGACACTTTGATCGAGCAGACATTTAACGATACTGCTGATCCTGATGCCAAAATTGTTGAGACATGGTACATCGACAGGGTTTCCTCAGAGAATCCTCAGTTTGTAGAGTTTGAGTTAGCGCCTAAGCTTGATCTGACAAATTTAGCTTTACCTCGCAGAACTATTGAAGAGTTTTGCCCGTGGACGTATCGTGGTGGCAGGGAGTGCCCTTATGTTGGCGATAAGTGCTTTACGATCGACGATCGACTGATTGAGACTGGTACGCAAGCAGAAAAAGAAGCTGCAGACGTTTGCGGCAAAAGACTATCTAGTTGTCAGGCGAGATTTCCTGACAAGGACAAGCTACCTTTTGGAGGATTCTATGGCGCAAGACTTCAAGCGTGAAGCCGAAAGGCACGCGCACGCTAAATTGCCTGAGGAGTCATGCGGTTTGGTTGTCAATGACAGCTATTTCCCATGCCGCAACATTGCGCCAAAGCCTAGGGAAAACTTTGTAATTGATCCTGTTGACTATGCACGAGCTATGTACTTCGGTCCAATCGAAGGCGTAGTTCACTCGCATCCAAAAGGCACACCTGTTAGCGATCATGACCGTGACGCTTGTAAGCAAACTAAACTGCCTTGGTACGTTTTCTCTGTACCGAATCAGCAATGGTTGATTATCAACCCTTAGTTGGTCAGCATTGGCAGTACGGCAAACAAGATTGCTACACACTGGTGCGGCAATACTATGAGTTGATCGGCGTCAAGTTGCCAGACTTTCCGCGACCTGAAGATCTTGGTACGACA